TAGCCGTGTTGAGCCACAGTATCCGGTAGAGACGGCAGCGTCTCTATATGCGGGCATTCCTGCAGCCGTTAGGTCTGTAGTAGGTCCAGCAGCGGGACTTAAGATGAACACCGAAAATATTAAACGGTTATACCCTGATATAGCACCGGGGAAAGTTCCCCCGACGCGTACTCGGTTTGAAGAAACATTTGGGTATAGGTCTCCACGTACTATTTCTGCGACAAATGCCTCCAAAGCATTGCGAAACAGAAATGGAGCTGACACAGCAGCTCAATTGGAAATGACTCCTGCGGAGTACTATAGGAATGTAAAAACGGCGCGCGATGCCTCTCATGGGTTTATACCGGGGTCTACTACTACTACGCCAAATTCCTTGTATAAACGTGGCGGAAAAGTAAAATCTAAAGCCAAAGTCAAGAAATTGGCTAGAGGGGGTTCTGTTTCCAGTGCCTCTAAACGTGCTGATGGTTGCGCTGAACGGGGTAAAACTAAAGGGCGCTATTTGTGAAAGCTAGTTCCGGTAAAGTCCGTACCGTTATGCACGAATTTAAAACAGGAAAACTAAAAAGTTCCAGTGGTCAAAAAGTTAAAAACCCACGGCAAGCCGTTGCTATTGCCATGAGTGAGGCAGGAATGAGTAGAAAAAGACATTTTGCCGAAGGGGGCATTCGTAAATTAGCTTCAGGTGGAGTTTCTTCTCCTCGAGCGCTTCCCCGTGCGCCGCGTTCCGGCGTGGACATGAAGCCTGCTGCAGAACATATGATTTCTAATGCCCGCTTGTCGGGTAAATCTCCAATCCCCGGATACACCGGGTCTTACATGAAAGAAGGTGGTTCCGTGAAAAAAGAAGCAGAGAGAGAATTGTCGTTTATGCGCAAGCATCACGCTCCCGGTAAAATGATTAAAGAAGAAGAAAAAGAACACGGCATGCGTCGTGGTGGTAAAGTGCATAAAAAGCATCACTACGCGCATGGCGGTAAAGTCCGTCTATCAGATGGCCCGGATGAGCCAGTAGGCCACCCCGAGACTGAAGACCGTCAGGCGATTAAAATTGAGCACGAACGTCACGGCGGACGCATTCATCACCCGATGGAAGGTATGAAACATGGCGGCGTTGCCCATCACCATGCTAAACATGGTCATGAGTTGCATAAGGAGCACTTACGTCACGGCGAAGCGATTCACAAAGAACATGCCAAGCATGGCGAACGACTCCAAGCCCTTCATGCCAAACATGGTGGGAAAATTCACGAAGAGCATGCAAAACATGCGGAACATGCGATGCGTGGAATGGGCGTAGGGATTCCGGGTGCAGTGCGTGCTCCGCGTGTTATGACGCCTCGTATGGCGGCACCGGGACGTGGGATGGCCGGTCCAATGGGAGGTTCTCCGACTGCTGGCGTACTTCCGGGCATGCGTCGTGGTGGTAAGGTCCATCGTGAGCACAGTACCGAGCACGAAGAAGGTCTGCGTAATCCTAAAGTGGAACATCATTACGCCAAGGGCGGACATGTGCTGAAGTCTGGTCCTGCAAAAGCCCGACATGCTGACGGAATTGCCTCACGCGGTCGTACGCGCGGTAAAGTTCTGTAGTATGCGCGCTTCACGCGGTATGGGCGCTATCAGCAAAGGGAAGGTCCAATCGGTGAAGAAAAAAGACGGGAATTTTCCCGTCGTGTTGGCTAAGACAGGTAAGTGGATTCAATCCGCTATCAAGAAACCCGGAGCTTTGCGGGCTGAGTTAGGTATTAAGGCCGGTCAGAAAATACCGGCTAAAAAACTTGCTAAAGCTGCCAAAGCTCCGGGTAAACTAGGCCAACGCGCAAGGTTAGCTGAAACGCTTAAAGGCTTACATAAGTGACCACGACAGGTACTGTTGGGTTTGACCTCTCACTTAATGAGTTAATTGAGGAGGCTTTTGAGCGCGCGGGTGCTGAAGCCCGCACAGGTTATGACTTTAGGACGGCGCGTCGTAGTTTGAATTTAATGTTTGCGGAATGGGCTAATCGGGGCATCAATCTGTGGACTATTGACGCGCAAACGGTAGCGCTTGTAGCAGGGACAGCAACCTATACGTTGCCTACCGATACGGTAGACCTCGTCGAGCACGTGGTTAGGACTAATGCGGGAACTTCGCAACAAACGGATATAGCCATCTCGCGTATTTCGGTCTCTACTTACGCTTCTTTACCTAATAAAACGGTAACAGGGCGACCGATTCAAATTTACATTGACCGATTGAGCGGGGCAACATACCCCACCCCTAATACGGTTTCTGACCTTCCGGCAGGACTGCAGTCGCCGACGTTTACGCTGTGGCCTACACCGGATTCCTCTACGACCTATCAGCTTGTGTACTGGCGGCTACGCCGGATGCAAGATGTAGGGAACGCAGTCAATACGCAGGATATTCCGTTCCGGTTCCTTAATGCGATGACCGCCGGGCTGGCTTATTACATTTCGATAAAAATACCGGGTGGGGAATCTAGAACCCCTATGCTGAAGCAAATGTATGACGACGCTTGGCAGTTAGCTGCCGATGAGGACAGAGAAAAAGCGGCATGGAGAATTGTGCCGCGTGAGATGTATGTCTAAATGTCTAACAAATTCACCAGCGGCAAGAAGGCTATTGCCGAATGCGATAGATGCGGATTTAGGTATAAACTAAAAGAACTAAAAGAATTAGTCATCCGGACTAAACGTACGTATACGATGGTATGCCCGACTTGCTGGGAAGCAGACCATCCTCAAAATATGCAGGGGATGTACCCGGTACAAGACCCACAAGCGGTTAGGAACCCTCGGCGAGATAACAGCTACTATACTTCTGGCTTAGATGTTTTGGGAAATCCTAGCGATGGCAGTCGCGTGTTTCAGTGGGGATGGAACCCGGTAGGGATGGGGAATAATTACTTAAACCTGACTACAAACGATTTGGCGGCAATAGGTGCAGTAGGCACTGTAGGAGTTACGATTACATGAAGAAGAAAGAAGTTGAGCACATTGCTGATGTGGAAGCCCACAAGGAAGTGCGTAAACATGAGAAAGGCCCGTACCACGAAGGTAAGACCAAGAAAATGAAAAAAGGCGGTCCTACGTCAGATGAACTTCGTACGCATGGTCGCAATGTAGCGCGTGCCATGAATCAACGCGGCGGCGCAAGGGGGCGATAATGGCTAAGCATAAAGATACAGGACGACCCGTCGTTGAAGCTGATAACGAAGTTGAAATTAAACACGACAAGAAAAAGTTTAAGCACAACGGCACGACACCTACCACTATGTCAATTGGTTGGGGCTCTAACGTAGATTACGATGCTGCGCCTGCGCCGCAGGACGTTAAAATACGCGGAACTGGTGCAGCAACTAAAGGCAAATGTTCAAGTCGTACGATGGCATAAGGGATTGTCGTGAACTACACCCAGCTAGTCGCCGAAATACAGTCGTACACTGAGAATAAGTTTACGACTACGGACATTAATACGTTCATCGAAGAAACTGAGCAGCGTATCTATAATACCGTTCAGCTTCCTTCGACGCGTAAAAATGTTATCGGGGCATTTACAGCGGGAAATCAATACCTTGCTATCCCTTCGGATTGGCTCTCGACGTTCTCGTTAGCGGTGGTTGATACAAATGGCATCTATGGTACTGTCGGGCAATACTATTATTTGTTGAACAAAGATGTGAATTATATTCGAGAGGCCTACCCGCTACCGAATGTAAAAACGATTCCTTACTGCTACGCTATTTTTGACTACACTTCGTTTATCGTAGGACCAACGCCAGATGTGGCGTATGGGGCTGAGCTACATTATTACGCCTACCCCACTTCTATTGTGGTCGCGGGGACTTCATGGCTAGGAAATAACTTTGACTCCGTTTTGCTTTATGGGTCGTTACTCGAAGCATATACCTATATGAAAGGCGAAACTGATGTCATGACGATGTACCAGAAACGGTATGATGACGCTATGACCGAACTTAAACAGCTTGCGGATGCCAAGGACCGTCAGGATGCTTACCGCTCGGGTCAAGTTCGTTATAAGGTAACTTGATGTCTATCGCACAAACTTTGTGTTCTAGTTTTAAATTAGACTTGCTGACTACTTATTTTGCGGTTAACAATTTTAAAATAGCACTCTATACGTCAGCAGCTGCGCTGAATGCAGCAACCCCTACCTATACTTCTGTAGGCGAAGTGGTGGGTACGGGTTACACAGCTGGGGGCATTACGCTCTCAGAAATAAGTCCGGTGTTATCGGGGACGACCGCTTGCGCAAGTTTTCAACCTGCCGTATGGCCCGCAGCCACTTTTACAGCACGGGGAGCCTTAGTATATAATGTGACTAATGGAAATCTCGCTGTCGCAGTATTAAACTTTGGAAGCGACATTACTTGTACAGGTCTTACGTTTACTGTGACTTTTCCAGCGGAAGTGGCGAATACCGCCATCATTCAAATTCAATAGGGGACGTACATGGCGATCCAATACAGCACTGGACACCGCGCTAGCGTAGTGACCGATATAAATACGGTGGTAGGTATTAATGCAATCATTAAAATTTGGACCGGAAGTCCTCCGGCCACTTGCGCTACGGCAGATACGGGCACGCTTCTTGTTACTTTTGCGGGTAATGCATCGGCTTTTGGCGTAGTCACTGCGCAAACATTAAATGTATCAGCTATTGCCAACGCTACGACGGGTAATGCAGGTACAGCTGGGTATTTCCGGGTATACCCATCGGGAGGGTCGTCGACTAGTGCAATCATTCAAGGTACTTGTACTAATACCGGTGGTGGCGGCGATATGACCATGAGTAATAACGTATTTACTTCTGGGCAGAGTATCACGTTCAGCGGTATGTCTATTACAGCTTTCGGTGCGTAATGGCTGACAATACGATACTCAATACCGGGACGGGCGGCGATACCATACGGGATATCGACCGTTCTTTTGGGCAGACCGGTATCGTAGGGGCTAAGACGCAAGCGCTCGTCCTTGACCAAGGGGGCGTTAACACGCAGCAAGAATCGCTGGTATCGGTAATCAACCCGCTACAAGTCAGCGACCATAATATTGTCCTTGGGCAAACGAACGATGTTCCTACCGCGATGTTTCTTTCGGGAGACCCAAGCGGAGATTTTGCAGGATATAATCTTTTTGAAGAATGGCTGCGCGGGAATTTTATCCCTAACGTCGCAGTCCCGCCGGGTGGCCTCAGCACAATCAGTTTGCAGTACGACGCGGCGCTGGCGACGGGCTTTTTCAATTTAATTCCTTTTCCGGGCCTAGCAGGACTTGCAACGTCATCGACGCTGGTCGCGGGGGTTACGTCAGCTACGGTAGATAACACCGTCAATAGATTTGCGGATTATCTTGTCAGCGGGCAGATAACGACATCAGCTACAACGCCCACAACGAGTACTATCATTGCGGTTTATGTATTTGCAGCGCTCTCAGTTAAAAATGGTGTTTATACATACCCGGTTGCCACAAGCACGGCGGTTACAGATACGCCAGCGGCGGCAACATTTACGGCAAATCAAATTGGTAATTTGAAGCTAGGAGCGGTTTCCGNAGTAGATGCTTTGGCATCCACTACGTACTCATTTGGTCCTTTTAGTATCGCACAGCTATTCGGTGGTATCGTTCCGCCGCGTTGGGGGCTATTTGTCACGCAAAGCAGTGCGCAATCGCTAGCAAGCGGCTCGTTTAGCTGGACCGGCATTAAGTACCAAAACGCATAATGGCCTTGTTTCTCCCACAGCGTTGGAATCAGCAACCG